CTCTGCCGATTTAATGGATGAAGTTATATCTATGGAAATTGATTTCAATGTAGAATCAGAAACAAATACTACAGAAGACGTAGAAGAAGACGTAGAAGACGTAGAAGACGTAGAAGAAGACGTAGAAGACGTAGAAGAAGACGAAGATTCTGAAGAAGAAGACGAAGATTCTGAAGAAGAAGACGTAGATTCTGAAGAAGAAGATTCTGAAGATTCTGAAGAAGAAGACGTAGATTCTGAAGAAGAAGACGAAGAACCAACAAGTAAAAGAATTTCAAACGACGAAGAGTTGGAACTAACTTCTAATGAAAAAGACGAGGTTAAAGAAATAAAAAGAAAATCTTTAACAAAACGATATGAGTATTATAAAAAACTTATTTTTGAATATGAGAATTCAAAAGATTATAACAAAAACCGCTCATTATTTAGAATATCCAATGGGTTAAAAGACTTCAATCTAACCAACCGGTTGGATGAACATCCTGAGTATTTCATAAATGATTTTGGTATAACTGAAAATAGACAAGGATTCAATTTCACTGGTAATCAAAAACTACTAAAGAAGTTTTTATCGATAAGCACTAAAAATATGGGTATATTATTATATCATGGTGTTGGAGTAGGAAAAACATGTTCTTCTATTTTGATGGCCGAGAATTTTGTGAACATATTCGACAAACAAATTCTAGTTTTTCTACCAAGTAGTTTAGAGGCAAATTATCGAAAAGAGTTGTTCGATGTTTCGAGGTTGAATTTTGAGAAACAAACTTACGATGCTTGTAATGGAAGTAGATACTTAGAGATGATTCCAGATTGGCACAAAATGTCTAGATCAGAGATTAGTAAAAAAGTGCAGAAAATGATAAATAATGATTATAAATTTTACGGTTATCTAAAAATTGTCAATGTTGTATCAAAGATACATAAGCTTTGTAAGGAAAAACATGGGAGTGATAAAGATGAAGTTAAACTCGAGTTATTCATGCGAATACGAGAAATGTTTTCGAATCGTGTAGTCATAATAGATGAAGTGCACAACATTCGCTTATCTGACGATATGCAAATGAAAAAGTTTCCAAAGATATTGAAATTAATATTGAAATGTGCGTATAATCTGCGCTTGATCATGTTATCGGCCACACCCATGTTTGATGATCCAGTAGAAATATCATGGATCATGGAATTCTTATTTACAAATGACAAGTACCACAAAAAATATAATTCGACTATCGAATTTGACGATGGAGGAAAACTGACTAAACTTTCTAAAGAGAATTTAAAATACTTCTCAAAACACTATGTTTCATACATTCGTGGATACGATCCTAAATACTTCCCAATTGTATATTACAACAAGAATGTCATTAACAGAAAGCCTAAATTTGATATGCTCAAGAGAACATCGAAAATTGAACAATTAAAAACGGATAGATATGATTTTTATATGAGTGAAATGACTGGTTCTCAATTGAAAACTTATAGCGATTACAATAAAGAAGATACTAAAAAACGAAACATGCAACTTAATATACAATTGTCGAATATCGTGTACCCTTCCAAATTAGATAGTACTCGATTTTCAGTTGGTAAATCGGGGTTCATGCAAACATTCGAAATATCAGAAGATTCAAACTTATTGAAAGTTAAGTATAAAACGAAACATAAATTGTTAGAAATGAAAAACTTAAAAGAGGCATCAAGTAAAATATATTCTATTATTGAAATTCTTGAAAAAACCGAAGGGACTGTAATCATATATTCAAAGTTTTTGTATTCGGGACTGATACCTGTGGCGATCGCTTTGGAACACTTGGGATACAGCAAATACAACAATAACAACATTTTATCAGAAAGTGTTAAGAGGAAAGAAAATAAAAAATACATTATGCTAACTGCAGATGAAAAATTGTCTCCAAATAACGTGGAGGAACTTAGAGCGTTTAACGACACCTCAAATAAAGACGGAAGTAAAATAAAAATAGCCTTAATAAATGAGATAGCCTCTGAGGGAGTATCTTTCAAAAACATTAGACAATTGCATATTTTGGAGCCATGGTATAACATGAAAAAAACTGATCAAATTATTGGCAGAGGAGTGCGTTATAAGAGCCACGAATTGTTAGAAAAAGAAAAACAAAATATAGGTGTTTATCTACATGTGAACACGACAAAAAGTGAGATTGAAAGTGTCGATTATAGACGCTATCGGGTTGCTTTGCGAAAATTAGAAAAAATAGCCCAAATTGAAAAAATAATGCAAGAGAATGCTATCGACTGTCATTTCCAAGATCATTCTTTAGTTTCTTTGAAAAGTGAAATAATCGATGCACATGGAAAGCAACGCACCGTGCTAACCGAGTACAACAATATTGCATGTGTGAATAAAGTTAAAGTTCCTGATTTGAAGTTGGATCAATTAAATGAGAAAATGATAACATTCGACTTGATACAGTTAAGCAAAAATATAAGAAATATTATCGAACAACATTCATTATACCATTTTGATATCGACTTAATTTAAAAATACTTGAAACACGAGTTATTGGAAATTGGATTGAATTATATGATGAAGACAAAGGCTCCTGTGCGATTAAATGACGTAAAAGGACATATTATATTGAAAAATGAAACTTATTATTTCCAACCTCATGCAATAGAAGATCAAAAGATCACGTTGGGTGAAAGAGCAATAAAACCCAGAAAATATGTCAAACGCATATTAATAGACAAAGAATACAAAACAGATAAAAATGATATAAATGATGTGATTGAGAAACGTATATCGGACTTACGAGTAGAGATCAAAAAAGTTGTGAAGGATGTTAAGCTTGGTATCTTGGAAGATATGATTATCGACCGTTTAGATGACGAAGAGTTTAAAAAAGTAATTGAAAATAAGACGTATTTTGAGTCGTTAAGACGTGGTAATTATTTGTTAGCTAGTGATGACAGTGTAGATACGGTAATATACTACGATATGTTCTCAGATGAACTAATGTCTGATGGTAAGGTGCTAGGATACGTTTTAAGTAAGAAATATAAAGAGGTGCTCAATACACAAGTCAAATCTAAATTCAAAGACATTGACGTTAGAGGATTTGTAGATTTAGTATCGACAAGCAAGAATAAAAAGGAACAAGTATTGAAAATAAAACACTTAGAAGGCACAAAAAAAGTGGTTGGATCAGCATGTCTTTCAACTTCTACATTGAAAATAGACACTTTAAAAGAATTTATAAACGATCTAACAGACCGAAGTCTTGATATGGAGAAAATAAAGAAGAAATTATTATGTAATGTATATGAATACATTCTAAGAAAAGAGGGAAAGTTTGCACGACCAGTAGAGTACAAGTTAATAAAAAATTGATATTTAAAATTAAAAACCAATGTTATAAGTAAAGTAAATGAATAATTTTTTTGAAACAAAATTGCATGACGTTGTTAAAATTGCTCCTAAGATGTTAACAAACAAATTCAACGAAAATATTTCAAGCACGTTAAAATATAAGTATGAGGGAATCTGCTCAAAATTTGGATACATAAAACATAATTCAATTCAATTGAAAAAAGTGAAGATGGGGAAAATTGAAATGTCCACCTTTCACGGATATGTTTTATTCGACGTTGAGTTTATTGCAAAAATTTGCAATCCTGCAATTGGTAGTATCATTCGGTGTACGGTAAAAAATACGAATTCGTTTGGCATTCTATGCACTTCGGGAATTTATGAAAATAATAAATATCACAATGTGTTGAATGTTGTTGTGCCCAAAATACAAGATAGTTCTAATATCGAAAAGTTAAATAATCTGTCAGTGAATGACGAAGTAAATATTGAAATTTTAGGAAAAAAATATTTGTTGAATAACGAGAATATTCACATCTTTGGAAAGGTAATTGACGATACTGTAGTTGCAGCTTCAAGTGAAATAAATCTTGATTATTCCGAAGACCAAGCGGAGATCGAATCAGTGATAGATGACAATCTCAATGAACCAGAAGATGAACCAGATGCTGAATTAGAAGAAGAAGATATAGAGGAGCAAGAAGATAAAGAATCGTTTGTCATCGAGGAAGACGACGATATAGAAGATCTAAGTGATGAAGATATAGATGATGTAAGTGATGAAGATATAAATGAATAAAACCTAATAAAATGCTTAAAAACTAAAGAGAATACTTAATGTATAATATAAATGATAAAAAAACAAGAAATATTAAGAAAATCTAATCTTTTAAGTGTGAATTCGCAAATTGAATTATATAATTTTTTGAAGTCTGAAAAAATCGCTTGTATGGAAAATGCAAACGGTGTATTTTTCGATTTATCTGCAATTACAGATGAAATGGCGTTGTTAATTGATAATAAATTAGACATATTACAACAATTCGAATACTACACTGATTCAAATTTATTTTTAGCGAAACCGGAAGGAACGGAAGGCAATGAAAAAAATGAATTATCGGAAACTAACGACGAATTTTTTAAGGAAAGTAGCGATTTATCTTTCAAACCAGAAAAACTTTTTGCAAATATAGAAATTAGTAATTGCAACAAAACATCAAAAAAAAACAATCATTTAAAATATTCTGTTGCGAAGAAAAAATATAACAAACAGACATTTACTGAAAATAAAAAATTTGAGGATTATGATTTAAATAAATTGGAAATAGAAGAGTATACACTATGATTTTAGCTGAGATAGGAACAATTGATCATCATGTATTTCAACACATTAATACCAACGAGTACGAAGAAGGTAATAGTTATGTGCGTAAAGGTATTAGTAATACCTTTGTTGAGTTCAAACAGTCGAAAAAAATTATCGCAAAATCCGCTTCATATTTCAATCAAATTCTTGAGATTGAGGAGGGTCATAATGTAATCGAACACGACAAATGTAAAAAGTCATTTTTTGATAACTTGTCGAACAATGTCCTTAAAAATGTTTCAAAAAAGCATGTTATTTTAAAACAGGATGTATATGAGTTTGTGTACAGCAATGATAATATGATCCCAGCAAACAGGAATGTAATGGACTTGTTCTGTATGTTAAATCACAAATCATACATCTTGGTAAAAAATAAAATGTTTTATACTTTCAAGTTTGGTGATGAATATCAAGAAACTTTCGTTTTGTATGATAAACCACCTTCTCACGAGGTTGTATTTCATAAGTTTCAAACGGTAGCTGAAGCACAATCCAACTTAACAAATTCTGGATACATCCAAAATGTAATTTTGAAGAATCTCAAATTAGCAGAACTCAAAGCTTACGCAAACTTACATAACATTAAAATCGAACATTTAAAGAAAAAAGACGAACTTATTGATCATATCGATACCTATATAAAAAATAAAAATTGATATAAATTTAATATTATAAAAGTAAAGAAGAGTAATGGAAATTACGAAAGAAAGTTTGGAGAAAACTGTGTTGATGTTAGATGAAGCAATGTCTAATGATGAAAATGAAGTAGAGTGTGTGTTTAATTCTGTTAACATTACGAAAGAAATATTTGATAGAGTAAAGAACTATCTTGAAAAGTCAAAAGATTATGAAGTGTTGAAGGACAACACAAATAAGGAAACATTAGATATAACACTTTTGGATACAGACTACCGTATAACAGTATCTGACTCAGCTTCAATAAATGAAGTATGTAAAACTGATGTATTACATTTTTTTGACATAATGGAAAAAGCAAAGGTTAATGCTTTTGAACCTATTAAACTTAAAGACTATGACCTAACAATAAAAATAAAGAAAGAGAGTGAAAGGAAATCTAAAGATATCGAAAATTTCAAAGAGATGTACACTGACGCCTATAAGCATTTTAGATTCAAACAACGATATTCATTTCTAGATACAGATCAATTATTCAGAGTCGACATCACAATTGTCAAGCAATCATCTAATGTTTCAAAGACGTTAAAAGCGTCTGGTATCTTAAGTTCTCTAGAGAAATTTGAAATTGAAATTGAGTATTTGAATAAGTCAGAAACCAAATACAAAACGTTAGAAATTGCAGAGAAACTTTATTCCAATATTGAGAAAATTAAAAAAGTCATGGAAGATACAGAACATCTGATTTCAAAAGAAAAACATTTATTAGTTTTACATCAGTATTTGAATTTGGTTAATCCTACCATGTTTGACGATCCACAAAGTGATGGTTTGCAGTACATTAAAAGAGTCGTATTGAAACGACCTAAAGAACACATGTTGTCATATCAACCTATTACATTGGAACAAATGAATATTGTTGAAGAAGCTCTTGGACGGAAAAGTGTTTTAAATAACTATACAGTTACTGAAAAAGCGGATGGAGAACGCTATCTACTTTTCGTGGATGACAAGCACGAGACGTTTTCTATTGACTCAAGATTAACTGTAAAAAAGCTAGGTGTGAAGCATAAGCACAAGAATATCTTAGTTGATGCAGAATATGTTATCAAATCTAAATTCAACACATTATTGGAGACATATTATTGTTTCGACATCTATTTTCATGATGGGGTTGATGTGAGAGATAAGCCATTAATTCCCGATAGGGTTGATTTAATGGAGTCTTTTGTAAAACATGTACCAAAAGGAGTGCAAATACATGTTAAAAAGTTTGTGCAAGATAACGATATTTTCAAAGCATGTGCAAAAGTATATAATAAATCAAAATATGATTACAATATAGATGGATTAATTTTTACACCATCGAACTTGGCAGTCGGATCAGTTTATAATAAAGAACCAGCAGTAAAAAATACATTCGGTGGTCCATGGATGAATGTGTTCAAGTGGAAACCACCTGAAGAAAATTCAATTGATTTCCTTGTGAGATATGATCGCACGATTATGGTGAAGAACGTTGGAAAATGTGTTTTATGTGCACTGCAAGTATCTATGCGTGCATACTCCGATGAATTCATTGATCCATACATGATATTATCAAGTAATGGTTTTTACGAAAAGGCGAGAATGGCACCTAAAACATTTGCTGAAGTATATTTCAAAATACCAGATAATGGAAAATATCCAATAACTCTTGACAATGAAATAATTTTAGACAATACAATTGTTGAATGTATTTATGACGGAGAAGAATCTGAACTTTTCTGTTGGATTCCATACAGATTAAGAGTAGATAAAACACAAATTTACCAGCGTTCTGGGAATATTGCAAATACCGCTAATGCGTATATGACGGCATTGAACGTATGGAGAAGTATTCAAAATCCAGTGACCACAGAACTCATAACAGGAAAAGAAAAGATAACTATTTCTGATATCAATGAAAATAATGTATATTATTCAAGAAATATAAGCAGAGAAAAAATATTATCGAAACCCATGCTTACGTTCCATAATGTTGGCGTAAAATCGAAATTATTCGGATTGTTCAAAAACCAAAATTATTCTCTTTGCGATTTAGCATCTGGTAAGGCAGGTGATCTAAATAAGTGGGTGGAAAATAGATTTACTCATATTGATAACAATATTGACAATATTCTAAATAATACCGATGGTGCATATAGGCGATTGACGAAATTGAAGACAACTACCACACAAGCCAGAAAGACACAAATTGTGTTCTTACAAAAAGATTTGAAAACAGATTGGGAAGATACATCCTCAATCGAGAATGCGCAATTGATGGAACTTTATAATGTTATGTGGGGAAACATCTTTAAGAACGACGTATCAAATCCCAGCATTCTTAAATATTACAATTTGTTGAACAAAAAATTCGACGTTGTTAGTTGTCAATTTGCAATACATTACATGTTTGAAAATGAAGATATCTTAGATACATTTTGTTCGAATCTTGACAAAATAACAAAAAAAGAAGGGTATTTCATTGGAACGTGTCTAGATGGAGAACTTGTTGATAAAATGTTAGGTAAAACGAAAGATGGGGTGAGAGAAGGTAAATACAATGACAACATTCTATGGATGATACAGAAGAAATATGATACTTTTCAGAAGAAAACAGGGCAATCTATAAACGTATATTTGGAGTCAATCAATGTTGTGCATGAGGAATATTTAGTCAATTTTGACTTGTTGAGTGAAAAACTGGAAGAGAAGGGCTTCAAACAATTGTCAAATAATGATCTTAAAAAGTTAGATTTAAAATCATCAATTGGAAACTTTCAAGAACTTCATAATGATGAAGAGTATTCGATGATTGAAGAATTGAAAGACTTCAGTTTTCTAAATAAGTGGTTTATATTTAAGAAATATTAAATGTTTAATATGTAATTATCGTGTATTGGTTATGACAACTATGTATCATTTTAATGAAAATCATAATGAAAAACATTTATCTGTCAAAGAGTATTTAGAAAATAATAATGTTTTGCGAAAATGCTTGTTTGACAAAAAAAATGAAATCGATGCAACGAGTAAATGGGACATAGCGAAAAAATATGCAAACGAATTTGAATTTGTTTTTTCTTTCAATTATGACTGTATTGCTAACAAAGTGCCGATTAGTAGATCATATTTTAAATTAATTGAAATTATCATTGACAATTCACTGTTCAAAGATTTTACAGAACCAATTCATTGTGCATGTTTATGTGAAGGACCCGGTGGATTCATTCAGGCAATTCACGATTGTTGCAAAAAATATCACTTAGATATCTTGTCTCCAATCAACTGTATAACTTTGTTGTCTGATAATAGAAAAATACCAAAATGGAAACTATCTGAAATACCCAAGCATGTCTATGATATCTGCTATGGACAAGACGGAACGGGGAATATTTACAAAATGAAGAATATGGAATTCTTTATCAAAACGTGCAACGAAAAAAAAATATTTATCACTGCAGATGGTGGATTTGATTTTAGTAATGATTTCAATTCACAAGAAGAAAATTTTCTTCATCTTCTCTTATGTGAAATATACATCGGAATAAACGTTCAAGCCTTACATGGACATTTTGTCATCAAATGTTTCGACATATTTCATGAAAGCACAATTCAGATAATAGCTTTTCTTAGATTGTTTTACAAGGACATCTCTATTCAAAAGCCGAAAACGAGTCGTCCTGCAAACTCAGAGAAATATATTATTTGTAAGTATTTCATGCCACTAACCCAACAAAACAAAGTTAATATCGACTATTTAAGAGTGAAAATATTAAGACTCGATTACAATTTGTCAGATATTGTAGATAATAAGTTATATTTAAGCACTTTATACAACGTTCAAGAATTAAATAAAGTATTTGTATCTAATCAAATATTTTATATAAATAAAACTATTGAGTATTCAAAAAAAATGGTGTTTGATAATAAACTTCAACATATAGAGAAATGTAAACAATGGTGCAAACACTATGATGTTCCGATTAAACCAATTTATTTTTAACAAATTTGTCTACTAATAAAGATCCAACTTTAACAGACGCATCGTGTTCAGATGATTTGTTCAAGTCCATTTTATTTTTCTGTTTCATCAGATATTTCAAAATATCTTTATCTAAATCGTGTTCAAAAACTTTAGCACTCAATACTGGCATTTTTTCAAAAAACTCTGGATATTTTTCTTGATAAAAGTTTTTTGCTTTTTTATCTCTTAAGATTTCATTTACGATTTCTTCAATATCCATTTAATTTTATAATTTATAATTATCTTATATAATTTTAAATAATGTCGTTTTCATATTTGGATGAAAAAGATAAAAAAATGTCTCAACTTCCTTCTCAAAGAGTCAATGGTGGGCTTTATACTGGAGTTCCAGCCAATGGACCATGGGGTAGTGTTCCGGTGGTTCCTGATGAGGCTTATTTAACAAATAAAAATTTGCTTTCAGCCAATCCACCCATCAATGCAACCACCCAATATACTAATAATGTTAGACCTGGAAACAATGTATCAAAACTCCCGAATATTCACAAATTTTCAAACTCCCATGATATAGTCTGTACAGGTAGAGTCAAGTCGTTTGACACTAAGAGTTATGATCCGACTCAATCACCTTTCATGTTGATATAAATTCATTTAGTTTTTCTTGCTTTAGGTTTATCTAGGAATAGTTTTGGCACAAACTCTTCGTAATTGTTTTTTTCGATATCAAGAAAATTATATTTGATACTTCTGCTCACATCCGTTTTGACATCTTTCACAAAAAATCCATACGACTTGTAATCAATGATGTATTTACCATTTAAAATCTTCTTTGGAAAAGACAGTAAAAACTCTATATCTTTTGCATTTATTTTGTCAATCGATGTTTTCTTCATCTGAAGATATGGTTTCAGATTAATATAAATATCTTTTGATCCATCTTTATTTTTATATTGAATAACTGGTCCAAATTTAGCTTCTCGTATGATGTAATCACATTTGTTTATGTTGATGGTCTTGTTGAAGACATTCAGTTGTTTTTTATCGCTCTTAGCCTTTGTTGGTAGATTTGTTCTTTGCATTATAAATCCATGAAACTTTCTAACTATTTGATCATAGGTCTCTTCTCCGTTGGCAATCTGATCTAATTTAGTTTCTAATTGATTTGTAAAAGCTACGTTAACGACCTCTTTAAAATTCGAAGATAAAAAATCTGATATTTGAATACCTATATCAGTGGGAACAATTTTATTCTTTTCACTGTATGTAGCTTTTTTCTCAATTTGTTCTCTAATAATATCTTGATTAGGTGAACATATATAATCCAAATATTCTTTTACGGGTCCTTCTCTTGACTCGTTCGCATTCAAATATTTACGATCATACAACTTATTTAAGATACTTACATATGTGGATGGTCGTCCAATTCCATTTGTTTCCATGTACTTAATGATTGTAGATTCATTATAACGTGTCGGTGGTAAAGTCCATACACAATTACCTATTACCTCGGTGCTTGTGATCTGTTTCTTCAATTTGTCAAGTATTTGTAAAAATGACTTATTTACATCTGCCTCGTTTTCAGTTTCATTGCCTTTTTCACTATGTATGGCTTTTTTCCATCCTGGTTCGATCAAAACCTTCAGTTTGCCTAAGAAATATAGATTCTTTTCTATTTTTTTATGATAAATTTTGACATTCAACTCATTGTATATCGAAGGTATCATAAACGCTGCGACTGTTCTTTCGAAAATCAGTTCATACAACAGTTTGTGTCTTGGTCCAAGCTTATTTCCAATAAGATCTGATGTATTCGATAAATTGGTTGGTCTAATAGCCTCATGAGCTTCTTGGGCATTCGTTTGTGTTTTTCCTTTAACAATACCTTTTTGTTTACATACATACCTAGGTCCGTATGTGTCCGCAATATATTTGTATATATTTTGCTTCATGGATTCGTTGATAGTTGTCGAATCAGTTCTCATGTAGGTGATGTATCCTTTTTCATAAAGCTCTTGAGCTATACTCATCGTAGATTTTATACTAAAACCGTTAGAGAACGCCTTTTGTTGAAGTGTAGATGTTGTGAATGGTTGTGAACTATTTTCTGTTCTTTTTTTTACTTCACTTGAATCGCTTTTCATGTAATAATTTTGTTGTAATAATACTTTTAGAAGTGTTCTAAGTTTTGTTTGATCAGTGATTTTGACTACGGTATCATTTTTATTTGCATCATATAGTTTTGTATTTTCAATATATTTGAAATTATTTATTACATTCCAATATCGTTCTGTAATGAACTGCGATATCTCTCTTTCTTTTTGAATGATAACCATCAATACAACCGACTGCACACGACCTGCTGTTAGCACAGAAGACATCGAAAATTCGTTCCATAAGGTTTTCGTCAAACGAAACCCAATTAATCGATCAAATACTCTTCGTGTTTGTTGGGCATTCACCATCTTCATGTCAATATCTTTCGCATTGGATATAGATACACGTAAAGCATCCTTTGTAATTTCATTAAATACAATCCTTTCATATCTTTTAGGATTCAACACTTGTTTCAGATGCCATGCTATTATTTCACCTTCTCGATCGTTATCAGATGCCAACAATATCTTATCCGCTTTAGAGTTCAAGGATTTAAGTTTGTTTATCGTATTAATATTTGACTTAATGTACTCGTAAATAGGCACAAACGTCTCTGGATGAATACCATAGTTTTTATCTTTCACAATATCACAAATGTGCCCATAACAAGCTACCACGTCGTATTCATTCTTCGGGTCTATCGCATTTAAATACTTTTTAATTAATTTTGCTTTAGTAGACGATTCAACAATTACGACAATCTTCATATACGATTTAATTAAATAAGTATTTTAATAAATGTTATATCAATTTTTCCTAACTTGTTTAATATTTACTAAAAACTTAAAAACAATTTTCTCATAATTAATGAAATAAAGTATGTACATCATCATATTGCAAGTTTTATTTGTTGTTGCTGTTATTGGTTTAATTGTAGTTAATCATATAAGAATAAATAACTTATCTTTTGAGAATGAACAAGCTATTCAAGACACCAAGAAAAAAATAAACGCTATTAATACTATTCTATTACAAAAATACGACAAGAAACAAAATCTTGATTCGAAAATAATGAAACTTGTGGTGGATAAAGTTGACATCTTAGAAAAGAAAATACAACAACGAAAAATTAACGTTGATATCGAATTGGAGTCATTGAAAAAAACATTAACTTATTTAAGAGACCAGCAAAAAGTGTTTTATGATTTCAGAGTTGATCAAGAAGATAATTAAATAAAAATGTTTGTTAATAAAAAATGGATCCCAAACAAACAATGTGCAAAGTTGTCAAAACATTACCAATATCTTCAACATTAACCACCATCACTTCAATGTATTGTGATAATCAAGAAAACTTTAAAACAGTAGATGCTAACTCATCATCCATGGGCATTTTTTACTTCATCAACATGGTCATAACTTTCTTTGCTTTCTTCTTAGCCTTTAAATGCATATCCAAAGGAGGTAATGCTGTCGGACATATCTTAGGAGCTTGTTGTTGTGGAGTATTGTACATTGCGTACGCTTTAGCAAATTCCTGTATGTAAAAATTAAATTAAATTAAATTCAAATAATTGAATAATTAAAGATGAATACATTTCTGTTTGTTTGTGTTATAACATACATTTCTTTAGGTTTTGTGTATTTGCTCATGATACCTACACCAGAATGGTATGTTATGTTGTCTATATATTTACTGTTCAAATGGATCTTTAACTATAGAAAATGCACCTTGAGTTATTACGAGATTTTATTAAGAAATGTTAACATCAAGGAAGGGCATTTATATCAATTTCTTGAAAGTGTTATTGATTTGAGGGAAAATCCATACATGATATTAATTTACTTATTGCAAACAGCAATTATTAGTAAATATTTCTTTGAAAAACTTAAATAAATGTATTGAAATAATAGTTTTTATCTTTATGAAATGTCATAATAACTTAGAGCTTTTTTCGAAGCTTCGTGTTCAGCGGTTTTCTTAGCGCTAGATTTACCTATACCTATAACTACACCATGATTGTTCTTAATGCAAATTGTATATTCTTTTTTTCTTCCATCGAAGGTATTTGAAATCTCTTCGAATTTGGGAACAAATTGATAATTATGTTGGCAAAATTTGACTAACTTATCTTTAAAGTTTGTGTTTTCTGTCATTAAATCTGTAAAATCAACATGTTCTTCGATGATGTTGATAATCCATTCTCTAGCTTTCATATATCCACTTTTATCCTTGGTTTCGTTATCTAAAAAGATTGCACCTATTAAGGCTTCAAATGTATCTTCCAAAAGATTCTTACTTTTTCTTCCCTCTTTTTGTTCAATTTGTAAGGAAATGATCATGTATTTATTTAGATTTATTTGATCTGAAAGAAATGCTAACATTTTACCATTGACCAGCTTGACTCTCGTTGTTGTTAAGAAACCTTCATTAACGTAAGGAAACCTTTCAAATAAATAATGTCCGATGACCATATTTAAGATTGCATCACCAAGAAATTCTAATCGTTCATTACTTTCTTCTTGCAATGGCAAACAATCTTGTGGGCAACGGACATTACCTTCCAAAAAATTTTCGTTCTTTCGTGTGCAATAAGAACGATGAACAAAAGCACGTCTGTAAATGTTTATATTATGGATAACAGGAACTCCTACCAATAGTTTTGACAAACTCTTTTCATCAATCAGGATATTAGTTTCGTTATATGGTAAGATTGAACAATTGCTATTGTTATGACTCATTGTTCGTTTAGTAAATGTATATTATTGATATATATTTAATTCAATTTTTTTAAAGAATTAATTTTTAAAAAGGAACATTCAATTTATGATTACAAAAAAGAAAGGTTTAATGAATCTAATTAGAGTGCTAATCTAGTTAGAGTACGCTAAGCCACCCATACCAGACATTACTCTTAATACGTTGTAATTGACGGCGAATACTTTTACGGCGGCAGGGGCTCCGGCACCACTAGTTGAGATGCCAGACAAGTTCAAAGTGGCGTTGTCAATTCTGGACATGTTGCAAGTGCCAGATGGTTGGTGCTCTTCGGGTTTGAGGGCGAAGGAATATACATTTATTTTTTGTTCAGTGGGTACAGTTTCGTGGTGTTGGTAAGGTTGTACCAATTGGAAATAGGCAGCGGGGCGAGGAGCGAAACGTTCGTGGCCATTGAGTTGTAATTTAGCAGTGGAATATGTTGACGCAATTGCGTTTCCGTCAGAGTCAGTTTCTACCCATACCAATTCTTTTACGGGGTGGTTGAAGTTGAGTTTGATTTTGCTGGAGGGAGATTCATCACCAGTGAATTGTAATTGTTCAATTAAGTATTCATGAGATACTTGGGCGAATCTTCTGCGTTCGTCGGTATCCAAGTAGATGTAATCTACCCATAAGGAAGCAGAAGACATGGTGGCACCCACAGAGATTTCGGCAGCAGAACCGAATTCTACATTGATCTTCACTTCATGGTATTGGAGGGCGATCAAGGGTAAAGCTAAACCAGGGTTGCGGCAGAACCAGAATTGGAGAGGGATGAATACGGTACCAGTTGCTGGGGTATCAGTATTATCTTTAGCACCTCTAGCCATCATTTCATAACCAGCTTTGTGGCCAGCAGTTTGGGTTAATTCATTCCATACAGTTAACCAAGCAGAGTATTGTTTGTCTATGCGTTGACCACCAATTTCTACTTCTACAGATTTTATGAGTTTGTGGGCGGTTTCAACATCAGCTGGTACAGCGGATAATTCAGCTTGTAACCAGATCTTGTGGATCAAATCACCATTTCTGGAGATAGGGCAAGTTACTTTGGAACCGAAGTTGGCATTACCGTTGAAAGTTTGTTCAATAGATTCCATAGAGAAGTTAGTGTGTCTGCGGTACACTACTTTGAAGAAAGTAATTTGAGGGTTGCCAGATAAGTAAATATCTTGAGCACCGTAAGCTACTAATTGCATGAGACCACCTCCCATTGTTTATTTTAATATATAACTAAGAAAATAATTTTTAAAAAATACTTTCTTCATAAATATATTTGGAAAAAAAAATGTACTACAAAACAATCAATAACGAAAAATATGACTCTAAGCTACTTGAATATGCTGACGTATTAACCAAAAATAAAGGTGATGGTCGAATCTCTAAACAAGACATCTATTCATTATTTGAAAATGTTAAAGATGCAAATGTTATTACAGAAATAGAACAAAACACTTTATTATATATTCGAAATCATTACAATTTGACTCCTTTAGCATTAGAAGTTTTCGATTATGAAATGTTTAAATTACAGATAAAAATACAAAAAAATGAATCTAGTTAGAGTACGCTAAGCCACCCATACCAGACATTACTCTTAATACGTTGTAGTTAACAGCGAACACTTTAATGGCATCAGTAGTACCATTATTGGCGTTAACACCAGACAAGTTCAAAGTGGCGTTATCAATTCTGGACATATTGCAAGTGCCTGAAGGTTGATGTTCTTCCGGTTTGAGGGCGAAAGAATATACGTTCACATGACCAGCTGAATTTACGTCAGAATCGGAACTGGTTGTTGGCACACGTTCGTGATGTTGGTAAGGTTGTACCAATTGGAAATAAGAGGCTGGGCGTTCCGCAAAACGTTCATGGCCATTGAGTTGTAATTTGGCAGTGGAGTAAGTGGTTTGTTTTACTCCAGCAGCATATTCTACCCATATCAATTCTTTTACGGGGTGGTTGAAGTTCAATTTAATCTTGTTATCAGGTTGTTCATCACCAGTGAATTGTAATTGTTCGATCAAGTATTCATGAGACACTTGAGCAAATCTTCTGCGTTCATCAGTGTCTAAGTAGATGTAATCTACCCATAAGGAAGCGGAGTCTAAGGTTACACCAGATAAAGTTCCGAACTCTACGTTGATCTTCACTTCATGGTATTGAAGGGCAATCAAAGGTAAAGCTAAGCCAGGGTTGCGGCAGAACCAGAATTGAAGAGGCACGTATAAAGTGGTTTCTTTGTCACCAGCAGCAATAGATGTCATGGTTTTGTAGCCTTCCCAATGACCAGCGGTTTGAGATAACTCGTTCCATATGGATAACCATTCGGAGTATTGTTTGTCTATACGTTGGCCACCAATTTCTACTTCTACAGATTTCAATAAGGTATGACCCGCCCATTCTACATCATCAGTAGCAGGATCACCATCCACATCAGATACTTTAGCTTGGAGATATATTTTGTGGATCAAATCACCATTTCTGGAAATGGGGCAAGTTACTTTAGAGTTGAAGTTAGCGGAACCGTTGAAAGTTTGTTCAATGGATTCCATGGAAAAGTTAGTATGTCTGCGATATACTACTTTGAAAAAAGTAATTTGAGGGTTGCCAGACAAGTAAATATCTTGAGCACCGTAAGCTACTAATTGCATAAGACCTCCTCCCATTGTTTATATTTAAATTTAATGAAGAAAAAAAATAAGTAATTATAATTTTAATTAATTTATTTATTTTTAACTTTTTTTTAACAATTCTTTCGACTTCAACTACCAAGTCTAGTTAGTGTCTCTAGTTAATGTCTCTAGTTAGAGTACGCTAAGCCACCCATACCAGACATTACTCTTAATACGTTGTAATTGACGGCGAACACTTTAATGGCATCGGTTTTATTGTCATCAACTGTAATTCCATTGTTAAGACCAGACAAGTTCAAAGTGGCGTTATCAATTCTGGACATATTGCAAGTGCCTGAAGGTTGGTGTTCTTCAGGTTTGAGAGCGAAAGAATATACATTCACATTACCCATTTTTCTTACAGAGTTGGTGGTGTCATCAGGGTCATTAGTGGGCACACGTTCATGGTGTTGGTAAGGTTGTACCAATTGGAAATAAGAGGCTGGGCGTTCAGCGAAACGTTCATGGCCGTTAAGTTGTAATTTGGCAGTGGAGTAAGTGCTTTGAGGTACACCACCATTGTATTCTACCCATACTAACTCTTTCACGGGGTGGTTGAAGTTCAATTTGATTTTGCTGTCGGGTTGCTCATCACCAGTGAATTGCAATTGTTCGATCAAGTATTCGTGGGATACTTGGGCAAATCTTCTACGTTCATCAGTGTCTAAGTAGATGTAATCTACCCATAAGGAAGCAGAGTCTAAAGATACAGTGTTTGTGACATCAATGAATGGATTGGTAGTAGCAGCAGCAAGATCAGGATTAGGTATGGATACATCACCGTTCAAGTTTCCGAATTCTACGTTGATCTTGACTTCATGGTATTGAAGAGCGATTAAAGGTAAGGCTAAACCAGGGTTGCGGCAGAACCAGAATTGGAGAGGAACGTATATAGTGGTTGTTGTGTCGTCCGCCTCGAGAGGTACCGAAGTCATAGTTTTGTAGCCTTCCCAATGTCCAACGGTTTGGGTCAATTCGTTCCATACAGATAACCATTCAGAATAATGCTTGTCTATACGTTGGCCACCAATTTCTACTTCCACAGATTTCAATAATGTATGACCAGCAAAATTTATTTCGGTTACTGCGGCATCAGATGTGCTTGCGGTTAAAGTCGCTTGGAGATATATTTTGTGGATCAAATCACCATTTCTGGAAATGGGGCAAGTTACGTTAGAGTTGAAGTTAGCAGACCCATTGAAGGTTTGTTCAATAGATTCCATAGAAAAGTTGGTGTGTCTGCGGTATACTACTTTGAAGAAAGTAATTTGAGGGTTGCCAGATAAGTAAATATCTTGAGCACCGTAAGCTACTAATTGCATAAGACCTCCTCCCATATTTTTATTATTAAATTAAGCAAAGAAAATGTTTATAGATATTTAAAAATTAAATTTACCGCTTAGTATAAATAAAAAAAATATGAAAAATAACGGAATGTTAAAACGGTCGTGTAATTATAAGAAAACGTTAAATACGTTAGACTATTGTCATAAATATAATATTGAGTTGTTTGAACAACAGAGAAAAACAAGAGAGGAAAAACTGACACTAGTGCAACAAAAAAAGGAAAGACTTAATGAAATCAATAACAAACAAAATAACGAGAAAACTGATGATGAGTTCAAGTACATAGTTGAATTAAATGATTCTATAAAACATATCGAAAAAGAATTGGAAATCATTGATTCTAATAAGGATATGTTGGACTACTACACGAATACCTCAGATATTCTATACAATTATTACGACTTGGTGGAGAATAACTCTGATAATAATATGAATATAAAACATCAAATTGATCAAAAAACCACCAAGAATAAATCTATATTAGAATATTTTCACACGGAAAATACATCCGAGACAAATATAGAAGATGATAATATCTCAGATGATACAACAACAGAATTAAATAGAGCTTCTCTTTTAGATGATTATTTATCAATTACTGATAAAAATTATATAAATGATAATATTGATAATTCTATAACATTAAAGTGTGAACACTGTCAATCTACAGACAAAACTATTTTATACAACGACAGCATATCAGTGTGTAATAACTGTGGTGCTATCCAACATTTATTGACAGATAATGAGAAACCATCCTACAAAGACCCGCCTAAAGAAATTAGTTATTTTTCTTATAAACGAATTAATCACTATCAAGAATGGTTGAATCAAATACAAGGAAAAGAAACAACAGACATACCCGAAGAGGTATTTGACAAGATAATGCTTGAACTTAAAAAGCAAAGAATAACGGATACTAAATTAATAAATCGTTCAAAAATCAAAGAGATATTGAAAAAGTTAAAGATTAATAAATATTATGAACATATTCCATATATATTGAACAGAATAACAGGTATTCCGAATCCTAATCTTACTCAAGAATTAGAAGAGAAATTAAGAAATATGTTTAAAGAAATCCAAGTTCCTTTTCTTAAACATTCACCATTAATACGAAAAAACTTTTTATCATATTCATATGTGATACATAAGTTCATTCAATTATTAGAAAAAAATGAGTATTTAAAATACTTTCCATTATTGAAAAGTAGAGAAAAATTACATCAGCAAGAGGAGATATGGAAAAAGATTTGTAATGATTTAGGATGGAGATTCATAAGAAGTATCTAATTTAAGGTCCTGTCATGGTAGGGGCAACATTAGGCATGTTGTTCATGGTAGGGAAACCTACAAGATTGGCACCGATACCTAAACCAGCACCTGATCTAGCACTTACACCCAAGCTTGGACTGTAAAGGTCTAATAAACTAAATGTAGCAGCGGCTACGAAACCAATTAAGATGACGTCGTCCATGCTTAACTTTTTGTTAGGGAACATGAAAGCAGCTGTCGATACAACCAAACCTTCCATGAGATATTTCAATATTCTTACAAACACTTCCATAAAATCAAAATTATAAGAATCCATTTATTTTATATATTAGATTTTTTTCCTTAAAATTTACTTAAACAATATTCACAGATATTTTTGAAATGATTACAACTACCGAAAGAGATTATTTGGAACAAGATCAACCAATAAGGAATCAAAATTTTGTATGTCTATCTTTTATTTCACCTGAAGAGTTATTGAAGAAAAAAGAATTGTATTATTTTGAAAAATATGTAGAGACCTTTTCAACAAAATCGAATGAACTCTTAAATGAATTAGAAACACTATTTCCTGATAAGCAACATGAGTTGAGAGTGTTCAAAGAAAATTTCGATTTTATTTTTAACAGTTCTAAAATCCAACAATCCTATAACTATTTTTTGAAAGATAAAGAAGACGAGTTGAATAAAGAATTTGATAAGAATAACAGCTTTCAGACAAGCGTGAGAGGTATCAAAGTAAGAGGAGTGTATGATACGATGCAGGAAGCCGAACATCGAAGTCAACAACTAAGAAAACAAGAAAATAATAAGTTTTCGATTTATATTGCACAAGTTGGATGTTGGTGTCCATGGTATCCTAATCCAGACAGCATTCAAGACCAGCAATATTCTGAAACTGAATTGAATACTTTAATGAGTAAATATGAAGAGAACATCGAAAATAAAGACCAATTCTTTAATGAAAGAAAACAAGAGTTAATGAATAATATCAAAACTGAACAAGAATCAATTAAAAAAGATAATGAACAACAACTTCAAGAAACAATAACAAGTGAAGATCCATGGATGGAAGCGAAAAACTTAACAATTCAAGAAGACACAGAAGAGGTTGAAAACTCTGATGCTGCACCAAACGATGAAGAAAAAACAAAAGAAAATGTATAAGGAAGCATTATAATAATATCGTTAAATAATAAATTATGTTAAGTGTTTTGTTTTTATTTCTGTTCATCGGTATTATAATGATAATAGATGGAATTTACCTAGATGAAATAAAAAAATTAAAAAAAGATGTTAAAATAGAGTACAGGTTTATTCCTCGCAGTGCATATGAAGACAGTTTAATTGATAGCAATAAAAAACAACAAATATATTCATCTATTTTTGATGCAAATGTTGACTTACGCACTGCTGGAAGATATGCATAGAGAGAGTTTTAAGGGTTTCTGACTATCTATGTTTTTTTTTAACATTAATTATAGTTGAAGATTTTTTTTTGAGTAAGGAAGGATCATATTCTTCTTCGTTATCGTCTTCGTTCATATTTTTACTCATTTCCCAAAATTGTTGATTACAAATTTGGAAAGGTGGGTGTGTTGTAGCTTTATACCAGAACACATTGTCTTCTAATTTATTACTTTTAGTTGTATTATCAATAACCAAACATTCGTAATTTTCGGTACATTGGTCCATGACTTGAGAAAAGATTTCAAATGTTTGAAACATACCTGCATAATTATCGTAAATTCTTTTACGATTGGCAACAATATTTTCTCTTAAAATGAAAATGTAATCAATATTCGTCCTTAAATTTGGAGGAATTCCAAGAGGATATTGCATAGAGATTATGAAGAACATTTTCAAATGTCTACCGTTCATGAATAATGCCCTAACATTTTTATCTTTTGTCCAACTTGAGTCATATAAACAATCATCTAATATCAAAAAAGATTTAGGATCTATTTTCGAATCACCATATTTTGAAATTTCACTATTTTTATTTTTCAATATCATTTGTTGTCTCTTAACCACATTGTCAATGATAGATTGTTTGAATTCATCATGAATGAAGATTTTTGGTATCATAGAGCCATAAAAATGATTGGCACTTTCAGTACCCGATATAACCGTTCCAACTTGAAAGTGGTTATTATAGTATAAAAGATCTTTTATTAAAAAAGATTTTCCTGTATTTCTTTTTCCAATCATTACAACAACCTTGTCATCTGTAATTGCTGTGATATCAAATTTTTTTAATTCCAATTTCATGATTTATGTAGTCAAATATTATATATAACAAAATCAAAACGGCGGTTCACCAGTTTTAATATTGTTCATAAGTATTTTGTTTTCGTCATTTGATGTCAATAAATGCGATACCAAATAACTTACAATCAATGAACCAACCGATATTAAAGCAGTATGTGTGTTATCAATGTATTTGGTTTTGTCAGTTAGCTGATTATTTCTATACCATATCATTCCAAATACAAACAGAGTAATTACAACTGAAATTGCGACAGCCACTAAGTTTAGCATTATTTTTATAATTAGAAGTTATTTTAATATCATAAATTAAACGTTCCTTAGATTTTTCCTATTGATTACTCTTTAATAATAGATATCTTTTGAGAAGCTTTCTTTTATGTGGGTCTTTAAAGTCTTTATTATACATTTTAACTCCTAGCATATC